ACGAAAAACAAAAAGAAGATTAAGCTTAAACCAAAACGTCAGCGACGTTATCCCTTATTCAAAGGTCAGGGTAGAGTGGATTGATATCTTGAGTGATTCTGGTTGGGCTGATGAAAAAGGTTTTAACAAAATGAAACTTGCTGCACCAGTCAATGAAGGTTGGTTATATAATAAAGATAGATATGCGATCAAATTGTTTGCTTCCTATGATAAAGAAGATGATGGTAGTCTTACGTTCGGGGATAGAACAATGATTCCTCTTGCATGTGTTAAGAGGATAGTTAAGCTGAGTTAAGAGTGGGAGATTTATTATATAAATTTCTGGTGGTCCCGGCTTTGTTTCTCCTCGTGGTAGGTTACGTTCTTCTCATCTTCTTTTGTTTCTTCATATGTAGTATCTGGGAGTTTCTCGGGAGTTTTTTTAGGAAGTTGTTTAACTTCTTTCTTAAGTTGGTCAATAGGTTTCGCGTCTAGTATAGGACTGTATTGGTCCACAATTTCTTTCATTCTGTTTTCTAATTCTTGTTCCGTCATGTCTTCCAATTTACCAGTTTTAATAATTTTTTGTTCGATATAGAGGCCGCCAGCTTTTCCTCTAGCGACTTCTGCGTTAACAGCTGACGAGAAGCTACCTTTTTTGAGAGCCTCTTCTCTAAGTCTTGCAAGTTCTTTGATATGTTTTTCAAATGTAACTTCATATTTGTTTTGTACTTCCTCTCTTAATTCTCCAATAAACTTAACTACCAAGGGAAATCTTCTCGGGTTTCTTAACTCACTAGCTCTAACTCTGGCTGAGTCTTTGGCGTAGCCTGCTTCGACAGCGCATTCGTAAGGAGTCATACGTCCTTCATTGTATACATATAATTCTGAAAATCTTTGTTGTTGGTCGGTGAGTCTTTTTGGTACGCCCATATTGAGTTGTCCTTATAAACTAAAAGTGGCCATCAAAGGATTTCGTCCTGGGTGACCACATAAAGGCCTTGTTTGAACTTCGTGTGGTGGAGTCCATCCAAACAAGACCAAGCTTGACTTTTACAGTAAATTAAAGTAAAAGTCAAGTATGGATTTAGAAGAAAGAATAGATCAGTTACAAAAACAGAAAGAAATTCTAAAGACTTCGATTAGAAATTTCCAGAAGAATAGATCTTTAGATACTATGGATGAGGTAGCTTATCGAGAACTTAAAGCCGAGAATAAAGAATTAAAATTTCGTGTTGCACAATTAGATAAGTCGTTGTCTATAGCTTTAGAGATTAATGAGAAACACCAGAGATATAATGGGAAACTACAGATTCGCTTGACAGAAGTGGAAGAAGACAATAAGAGGTTGTCTCACCAAATTGAAGACAAACTTAATCAATTAAGAAAATCAGGAATGTAATGTTGAAGTCCCAAGAATTAGAAAAGATCATAGCAAAATTTAATGCTGGTAGCACAGCTGCTAAAGAAGCCAGAGTTTCAGTTGAAACTCCGGATGGTACAATGTGGGACATAGGTCAAATTTTTTTAGCAGAAAATAAAATCATTGGAGTGAGAGAAACACACCGGATTGTTATTCGCATTAATAAGGAAATTGCCCCACCCGGTAAGGTAATCGGAAAGGTGTGATTACTTTAAAATCCGCATGGGTCCAGAGCGAAAATTATATCAAGAACTTAAGAAAAATACCCCAGGTATTATCTGGAATCGCATTGAAAATCTTGCTGGTATTGGTCTTCCTGATTGTTTGGGGTACAATACTAATAAGCACTTTTTTACTGTTGAGTTAAAAGTAGTAAAGAGTAATAAAATAAGATTTTCTCCCCACCAAATCGCCTTTCATACCACACATCCCAACGATACATTCATCTTAGCCAAGCACCATGGTCAAGGGTGCTTGAAACTTTTTCCAGGGTCCGTGATTCAGGATCTTTTAAGGGAAGGCTTTGCTTGCTCGTCCGTTGCTCGTGGATCGTGGTCCACGGTGCTCGAGACTCTGCTCGCTTGTTGACTGCTCGCTTGTTGCTTGAGCGTCTCTGCTTGCTTGTATATTTTTCTTAACTCTGCCCAGTACTTCGGGTGTTTGAATACATGTGTCATGATTAATGTTTTCCGTATATAACACGTTTAGTGTCCCGGTCCCAGCACTTCCTACAGCTCAGGCACTTGTTGCCTTGTTTAGACGCCGGGCATGTCACGGCTTCGTGGTCCGTGGTCACGCCTGACGTATAAGGCCACCAGGAAGGAGGCACCCGCTGGTCATTCATATGATCGGATAAAACTATTTTTAAATTCTTTGGAACTACTTCTGGATCCATCAATTTCAGGAAGCGGGCTTCGCGCGTGGGCAGCCAGTGAGCTGTTGACGGTGTACGCTTGCACACTTCAAAAATATTTTTTAAATGCTGCACAGACTGCAGGTCCCCGGAGTCATGCCACCTGAACACGGGCTGGCCGGTCACTAGCGTCACCATTGCTTCAATCCATCGTGGATCGTGGAGCTTGGCCAGCCTCCGGGCCATCGCGTCCTTTACATTTTGAAATCTATATCTACCTTTTAAGGCGTAACAGCCTGAACAGGTCGAGCCCTTAACCTTCACGAGCTTAGCGCCAGTTATACATGCAGGCGCGGGCAGGTTGATCGATGGTCCCGGCATTTTGTTGGGAGCGCTCAGGCCCCCGGTTATTTCTTTCGCTTCTTTCTTTAACATAATCCTATTATATCCTATGCTCGCTTGTTTGTCAATGCTCGCTTGTTGGTTGTTGGTTGTTGCTTGAGGCTTTTAAAAAATTTCTCACAGCTGGCGAGATACGCCCGCGGCAGGTCCTTATGGTCCCTGATGAAATAGTGTGTTAAGTCGTTGTGTTTAATTCTAATTGATTTTTTGACTAGCATTCCATTCTTTATAAAAATTGTCTTTATCTTCTAATTTATCTATTTTTTCTGATAATTCGATTATCAATCCAACCAGCTTAAACTTGGTCCAGCCTGGTCCATCAAAATGTGCATAAGCTTTGCACATGTTGCTATTTGGATCAGGATCCTCAACGTTCGCTTCTTTAGCTCTTTGTAAAAATTCTTCTTTCAATGTTTTCATAATTACTTTATATCAGGGATTTCATAGGAGTCAAGATCTTTCTTTGCTCGCTTGTTGCTTGCTTGTCTATATCCGTTGGCCGTGGCCCACGCTTCATGGAGCTTGTTAATCAGTTTTTTATTTGCGGGAGGCTCAGACCTGCTTGCCCGGGCTCGCGCTGCCGCGAGCCCAGTATTCCAGATTATACTCATCAGTCTAACAATACCATGTATTGTTCAGCAAAATATTGACGGAAAAAATTAATTCCATCTCTTACTTTTTGCCAATCTTTTTGGTGCTCCGAGATCCCAGGAGGCTGGCCCGTGGCTGCATCCTTACGCTCAGCAGCTAAATTTAACTCAATTGTTTTATCATAAACAACAGCTGCGAACTCTGGCAGTTCAATTGACTGACCACTGAACGGGTTCTGTCTTGTTACCATCTCAGTGCTAGTCTCACCTGCAGTCAACGTATATGGCAGTTTCATTTTTTTATTGTTATATATTATTGTTTGTTTCATTATTTCTCCTTTTTAATCATCCTATCATCTCCTACAGGGCCTGTCAAGCTTGTTGCTCGTTGCTTGCGGCTGGTGGCCAGGATACCTCGTCGGCTTTACCCGGTACGCCTGACTCTTAGCACCAGCTTGCGGCTTTTTAAATTTCATATTAACTCATTACCAGCTGCTTGCGACTGGTAATGAGCAAAACCTGGCCCGTTGTATAGCTGCAGCGCAAGGGGCTGATTTTTTCTCATTGTCTAAGCTTAGTAAAATACATGTATTTTACTAAGCTACTTAAATTCCTTGACCGGTGTTGTCCCACACTGGAGCCAGTGCGCTGGCGATTTAACTGGTCGTGTCATGACAAGCGCCATCCAGGTTATAGTGGTTGATTTCCCACAGTTACAACACTGATCCCAGATCCATTGCGAAGAGCCTGCGTGTGCGTGCCTATCAGGTTAGACTAGTCCCAACTATACACAATGGATCAGGGATCAGTTCTGGTTCATAACACAAAGACGGACACGAATGTCGGTGTGATGTGCTACAACCAGAAGTTGTCCCAAAAAATTATACTAACCGAGTACTAATCTATAATATAATTTAATATATCCAACATAATGCTTGACAGAATAAATGTCAAGTGTTAAAACTTTATTTATGCAAATAAATAATAAAGGAGAAAACAATGAGTAGAATAAGACTAAATCAAGAGTATCGGAATAAAATTGCTAATCGTATGAGAGTGCATATTGAAGCAGAAGATACTCAAGAGAAAGAAAAATTTTTCCAAGAAAGGGAAAATTTTAAAGCACACCAAGATAAAACTTGGGAACTTGCCAAACTATGTGTTGAAAGACAATATCCAAAAGAAGATGTTTCAATGGCACATTATCTTCAAGACAAATATCCTAATGTAAATACTATTGCAAAGGATAGTTGTTTTCACTTTGGTTACATGGGAAAACCAGAAGAACATGATGAAGATGACAAGTATATCACGAAACATTTTGACTTCAGATTAAATGGAGATATTGATGGAGTTGATAGACAAGATGAAATAGAGGGTTATAGACCACAATCGAGAGATTTTGGTTATGCCTATTTTCGTGATGAACTAAAAGCACAAGACAATTGCAATCCAGATATTACAATTGAAATGGAAGGCAAAGATAGCAACCCACATTGGACAAAATACACAGACGCAAATGACAAGTATCTTGGTAGTTCAAGTGGTAGAAATAATTTAACATCATATTCAGATAAATGGGATAAGGATTATGAGTTAGATTTAATTGGTCGTGAATATTGTCGTGATAGACAGATTGCAGTTTCAAGAGAAGAATATAAAACTTTTGAAATGTGGCAACAGAAAAAAGGTCAGTTAATCATGGCACATTATAAATGGATTAAATCTGTTTTGGAACAAATGAAAGAAATCAAAATGGGTTTAAAAGGTTATAGATATTTAGATGAAGCGATTGA